TTAGAACCGATTTAATACATTTAATTTTAACTAGAAAAGGTAGTAGGTATTTTTTACCTGATTTTGGTACAAGATTATATGAATATATATTTGAACCTTTAGATGGTCCTACTTTTTCTGAAATTTCGGCAGAAATTAGGTCAGCGGTAGAAACTTATATGCCAGGTATAACTATAACTAACATCAGTGTTAACGCGGCATCTGAAGGTGAAGAAGATAAGGGTACATATATTGACAATAACGATAATAGAGTTTATAGGGTACCAGGTATTGGTACTATGGAACATACTGCTAAAGTTAAAATTGATTATACAATAACTGATAGTGCTTTGGAATCTTCAGATTTTATAATATTAAATATTTAATGATATATGGCTAACAAAAAAATATCATATACGACAAGAGATTTCCAATCAATTAGGACTGAGTTAATAAATTTTACAAGAACTTATTATCCTGAAGTCATTGATAACTTTAATGACGCTTCGGTTTTTTCAGTTTTAATGGATTTAAACGCTGCGGTAACTGATAACCTACAATTCAATATAGATAGGAGTATACAAGAAACGGTATTACAGTACGCTCAACAAAAATCATCAATTTATAATATTGCTAGAACATACGGATTAAAAGTTCCTGGTATGAGACCTTCCGTGGCTTTAGTTGATTTTTCAATAACTGTACCCGCTTTTGGTGATAAAGAAGATATAAGATATTGTGGGGTATTAAGAAGAGGTTCACAAGTTAATGGTGGAGGTCAAACATTTGAAACCGTATATGATATTGATTTTGCATCCCCAATTGGAGGTGATGGATTTCCTAACAGGTTAAAAATACCTAATTTTGACGCGAACAACAAACTACTTAACTATACCATAGTTAAAAGAGAAACTGTGGTTAATGGAACGACAAAAGTTTTTAAAAGAGTTATTACACCTGTTGATGTTAGACCATTTTTAGAAATATTTTTACCTGAAAAAAATGTATTAGGAGTAACAAGTGTATTACTTAAAGACGGTACTCAGTACGCAAATGTACCAACAACACAAGAATTTTTAGGGTTGGATAATAGATGGTATGAAGTAAAAGCTTTGGCTGAAAGTAGAGTATTTGTTGAAGACCCAACAAAAGTATCGGATTCACCTGGTATTAAAGTTGGTAGATATATTGAAACTAACGATAAGTTTATAACTGAGTATACTCCCGAAGGTTTTATGAAAATGACTTTTGGTGGTGGTAGCCAATCTGCTGATGAACAATTAAGAGAATTTGCCAGAAACGGATTCTCATTAAACTTGAATAAATATTCAAATAATTTTGCATTAGGTAGTGTTTTGAAGGCAAACTCAACATTATTTGTTCAGTATAGAATTGGTGGTGGAACCGCGTCTAATTTAGGTGTTAATGTTATAACACAAATTGGTACCATTTCATTTTTTGTTAATGGACCTTCAGAATCTGTTAATACATCAGTTACTAGGTCGTTAAGATGTACTAACGTGACCGCGGCAATTGGTGGTGCTAATTTCCCAACAACAGAGGAAGTTAGAAATTTGGTATCATTTAATTTTTCCGCACAAAACAGAGCGGTAACCGTTAATGATTATGATTCATTAATTAGAACAATGCCATCACAATTCGGAGCACCCGCTAAAGTTGCGATAACCGAGGAAAATAATAAGATTAAAATTCAAATGTTATCTTATGATGAGGCAGGTTCATTGACCGAAATAGTTTCAAATACTCTTAAAAATAATGTTGCAAATTATTTGTCTAACTATAGAATGATAAATGACTACATATCAATTGAAACTGCTAACGTTATTGATTTAGGGATAACCATTGATGTTGTTTTGGATAACAGTCAAAATCAGGGCACTGTAATATCGCAAATTATTAATATTGTTAGTGAATTTTTTAGCCCATTAAATAGACAAATGGGTGAAAACGTATTTGTGTCTGAACTGAGAAGATTGATTCAAAGTGAGAACGGTGTTATTGCTTTATCTGATATGTTATTCTTTAATAAAGTAGGTGGTCAGTATTCTTCATCTCAAACATCTCAAAGATATGTCGACAATGAAACAAGACAAATTGAATTAATTGATGATACAATATTCGCCCAACCAAATCAAACATATCAAGTTAGATATCCTAGTAAAGATATCAATGTTAGGGTTAAAAATCTTAAGACAGTTAATTTCTCTTGATAATTTATTTTATGTAAAAATGATTTATCTTTTAAAAATAGGTTATAAACTATTTATCATAAAAGATTATCATGTCGAATTCATACAGAATAAGAACTAAGCCAGGTGTTGACAGTTCAATTAAAGTTTTAATTGACCAAGAGTTTGAATACTTAGAAATTTTATCATTAAAAATATTACAAAGTCAAATTTATACAAGACAATGCTCCGATTATGGGGTTATTGTTGGTAGGGTTAGTGTTAATAATGGTTTTGGTATCCCTAATGCTAAAGTATCTGTTTTTATTCCATTAGACTCTATTGATGAAAACAATCCTATAGTTTCTGACATATATCCTTATAAAACTCTTACAGATTTAAATGATGATGGTTATAGATATAATTTATTACCATATAAACAACAACATTCAGGTCACGCACCAACAGGTACCTTTTTTACTAGACAAGACGTTTTAACGAACCCAACTTTAATTCAAGTGTATGATAAGTATTTTAAATACACTGCGGTTACAAACGAAAGTGGTGACTACATGATTTTTGGTGTCCCTGTAGGTTCACAAACCGTTGTAGTTGATGTTGATTTATCTGACATTGGTGAATTTTCTTTATCACCACAAGATTTGGTCAGAATGGGTATTGCAACGGAAAAACAAGTCTCAGGTACAAAATTTAAAACATCAACAAACCTAAGAGAATTACCACAAATTATAAACATTAACAGAACTATTGAAGTTGAGCCCTTATGGGGTCAACCTGAAATATGTAATTTAGGTATAACAAGAACTGACTTTGATTTAAGTGGTGAAGCCAATATTGATATTAGACCAACTGCCATTTTTATGGGGTCTTTAATTTCAAGCAGTGACGATGCATTTTTAAAAAGAAATTGTAAGGCGGTACCAAAATCGGGTACACTATGTGATTTGGTTGCGGGACCTGGTGAGATATTGGCAATAAGACAAACAATCCAAAAAGATATTGCGGGTAGACCTTTATTGGAACTATTTGATTTAGAACAAGGGGGTCAAGTTATTGACGATAATGGGGCTTGGTTAATTGATTTACCAATGAATTTGGATTATGTGGTAACTAACGAATTTGGTGAACAAGTATTATCTGACGACCCTGAAGTTGGAATACCCACAAAGGCTAAATATAGATTTAAAGTTAAGTGGAATCAATCCCCCTCATTAACCGCCGACCCTGTAAAACGAGGGTATTATTTGGTACCAAACATTAAAGAGTATGGTTGGACGATAGATAACGGAGATAGAATAGACCCTACTGACCCACCATTTGTACCTAACCCACAACAAATTCAAAATTATATATTATCTCAAAATTCATACGCTTTTAGTGTTGATTGGAATGATTATGGCGATACTGGTACCACCGTCGGACAACAGATGATTAAGGAGGCGATTAATTGTGAAGATAGATTTTATGAATTTCAATATAACAAAGTATATACAGTATCTCAGTTAATAACTAGATACAGAAAAGGTTATGACGCTTATAGAATTATAGGTGTTAAAGACATATTAGATTCGGAATGTGAAACCGAAAATAATAAATTCCCAACCAATGACGGATACTTACAATTTGATTTACTCTATCTGTTGTTCTCAATCGCGATGTTCATTTTCAGACCAATATTATACCAAGTGTTAATTATTTTACACGTATTGGCGATGTTAATGTATATTTTATACCCAATAATCGCGATATTAGTCAGTGTGGTTTTTCTTTTAGTTATTTTGATATGTAATGTTCTTAATGGGATTGTTGCAATTGTAACTTTAGGTTCTGTCCAAAATGCTCTTGGAGAATGTCCAACTATAGATGATTTAGCTAGTGTTCTTGAAGATTTACAGACCATGTTAAATCTTTTTACAAACGTTAAATTACCTGTATTATCATATCCAACGTGTGAGTTTTGCGATTGTGATAATGGTGATAAAATAGATGTTAATGCGGAAGATTTAGGGTTAGACGATGTTTATCAAACAGTATCTGAAAGTGGTGCATTCTCAGTATTAACACCATTTGAACTTAATGGTGGTTATGAAATACCACAATCAGGTTTACCTTATGACTTTTCATCACAAACTAATTCATACGAATCTTTATTAGCTGGTTCGCCAAAAGAGAATCCTCCTGTAAGTGGTTCTCGTGTTCCCGCAGTACAACTTACATATCAGTCTGATGTTGATGATTGGGATACTCATGTTGTGTTTACAACAAGTTTAACTATGTCAGAAAGATTAAATTTGTTTAACACTAAAGCTAAATTTTTTGAAGGTGTTAATCAGATTAAGGCTAATTTTAATTCAGTTGCCAACCCATCTGATTTTCATTATGATAATGTAATTGCTTTGGTAACTAAACCAAGCACGGGTCAAATCTTTCAACCTGGGAATTTGG